ATGTATAGAGTGCCTGAGAGCACGTAAACAGTCTCTTCCTTTACCTCATGGTATTGTAGCGACAGTCGGTGTCCTGCATTTATGTGCAATAGCTTGCCAACATAGTTTGTTGTTTCAGCCCAGATAATCTCGTGACCCCAAGGCTTTTCTACTTTTCTCATTTGTACCTCATTTGAATGTAGACAATGGCGAATGCCAAAATAGTTGATGCAATATTCTTAAATGTAAAGAAAACCTCGCCCATAAAATACCAGAAAAGGGCTGGCATGACTAGAAACGAAAGTGAAAATATGTAGAATCTAGGCGCCCAGCCATTCTGAAAGAATTCATACGCATATTTGATTCCAAAAATAAAACAAAGTGCGGCAGGGATGGCAGTCACCATTGCAATCGCAAGTGGTCTGTCTGCCGCCCACTGCCAGATAAACTGTGAGTATGAACTGAACCAAGTGATACTTTGTCCAAGAATAAATAGGGCAGTTGCCATTGCTAATTTGTCATACATTGTGTAAAATTATTTCCTTTGCATTATCTTCGGTTGTTGCTCTGCCGTATTGATCTATAAATATCTTATCCCAATCTTTCATTTTTGCCAATCGGGGGTGATAATTATAGACAAATATTGTTGGACTATCTTTAAATTGTGAAAGCATTTTACTGTGTCGAAAAGGAGACTCTTCCAACCCAACAACTTGCTCTGTATTTAGAAGGTCATAGAAGTAATTTCCCCCACTAAATAAATTAAAGTTTGTGTCTGTGAGTGTCTCGTATTCTTGTTGCGGCAGCAGCAGCACTGAATGGAAGTTATCTACTTTAAATGTCCTAAGTTCATTTAAAGATATTGGATTATAATTTTTGGTGTCAAGCTCTCCATGTGTAATCATCCCGATCGAAGAACACCTATTTAAAAGAAAAAATAGAGCACTTCTGACAAACGGATCTTTATAGGAGTACCAATTCGTTTTTAAGATATCAAAGGTGTTTTCGTTTACAATTGGAAACATTTTATCTGCTATCAATGAAATTCTTTTTGGATCTTGCATAGCATATAGCCAGAATTCATATACCACAAGGCTCTTGGTGCAACCAATAGCATATCTATCCGTTTCAGCTAAAGAAAACTCTACTGCGCCGTCATAAAAAGGATAAGTCTGTACAACTGAGCCTTTGGGAATCAACTCTTTTAAAGTCGATAGGCTGTTAGTTTTCTTCTTCAGATTCTTGATTGGGCTGCGCATCAAACATTTCCTTAAACTTTGCTATTTTATCTTCAATCTGTTCCATCTCAAGCTCTTCAACCTCACTTGGAGAATCTGGAGCTATTGGCTGCGCTGGCTGCGTCTTAAATCGAATATAGCCTTGAATAATGTTTTGAATATCTCCAAGCATAATATCTATCTTAGCAAGCTTCTGGCGCAGGTGGTCTATTGCTTGGTCACCAGATAGCTCCAAAAAAACCTTGGCGTCTGTGCCATAAATTGTCCCAACGTTTTCTAACTGAAATATGGCGTTTTTGTAAAGCCTGTTTACTTCCTCTTCTAGATCTTCAAGCTCGACAGAATATTGAATATTTACTCGTTGTCCCATTATCACCCCTTTAACACATAGCTGCGCTTGTTGAGTGCTGTCTCAACAGCGTTTGGATCTCCAATCACAACAATCTCCGTGCCGGTGGTTCCCTTATCAATGGTGACCTTTGAAAAGCGGTGTTTCTTGTCAAGACCCTCTGTAAGCATACCTTGCTCATTTAGATTGCGTATCTGGTGCTCTTCTCTCACCATGACAACGTGCTCAGGATTGACGAACACTTCGCGGAGAGAATACTTTCGACCTGTTGTCACGGCTCCTGTTCCGCACACTTCAGTCAATTTAACTAACATTTTGTAGCTCCTCTGCTATCGGGTAAATATCTTTCATTCTCACGTCCCACACACTTTGCTTGTAGTAGACAGAGCCCCATTTAGGTTCACTTGGATCTCGATCCCAAAACAAAGCACGCATGGGCTTCTTGGCTTTCAAGAACTCAGCGTCAGCAAGGTTAGTGTGTTTGCCTCTTAACAACAGAGTGCCCTGTGGGAGGTGAACTAAATCTCCTCTAATCATGTTACCACCTGTATAATTCCATAGTTAGTTGTGATAAGGGTGCCAGCACAAGACGCTGCGTTCTTCAATGCTGATTTTGTAACCCTCACTGGATCTAAGATACCACGTTCATATAGGTTTGTCAAGGTGCCATTACGGAAATCATAGCCCATATCGTTTGACTGGTCGAGGACGTGTGCCAGCAATAGGTCTTCGCTCTTACCTCCGTTACGACACATCTGCCGGAACGGAGCTTCGCAAGCAGATTTAACAATGGTCATTCCGATTGACTGCTCTTCATGATCCGTTACAATTGCGATAGAGTTGCTTGCACGCAACAGGGCAGTGCCACCGCCCCCAATCACGCCCTCTTCCTGCGCTGATCGGACAGCCTCAAGTGCATCTTCAATACGATGTTTGCGCTCTGTCATTTCTACCTGTGTCGCGCCACCAACGTGGATAACAGCAACGCCTGACGACAAGCGAACGATACGACCTTGGATGCGTTCACACTCCAAAAAGTCATCTGTGCTTGCAATCTCGTTCTTCAGGCTCTCAATGCGAGTTTCGACGCCCTCATAGTCGCAGTTTCCTCCAACAAGAATGGTGCCTACCTTTGTGCTCTCGACTGACTTGGCTGACCCAAGCTGGTCCAGCGTAGTCGTCTGTAGCTTCTGTCCTGACTCTCTGGTGATGAATGTAGCGCCTGTAGACATAGCAAGGTCAGACAGGAGATTGCGTCGCTCCTCGCCGTAGTATGGAGCCTTAATGCCCGCAATCTTTAGCGAACCCCTCATGGCGTTCATAATCATTGCTGCAAGTGCCTGCCCTTCAATATCTTCTGCAACGATGACAAGCGGACGAGCCTCTCTTGCAACCAACTCAAGGATTGGCAAAATCTGCTCAACCTGAGTGATCTTATAATCTGTGACCATAATGAGCGGTTCTTCATAGTGCATTACATTGCGTCTCTCATCATTGACGAATGCGGACGCACAATAGCCAGCGGAAAAGCGAAAGCCCTCAGTTACATCGATTGATGTGTCCATCGACCGAGACTCTTCAATTGTTATAGAACCATCTTGTCCCACTTTATCAACAGCCATAGCGATAAGATCGCCAATAACAGAATCGTTGTTGGCTGATATAGTGGCGATGTGTTTGATATCATCAATACTCGTAACTGGTCTCGCCATCTCTGTAAGATTGTTGCAAATTTCTGATACTGTAGCATCTATACCTCTCTGTAGTTCGATTGGAGACACGCCTGCAACGATGTGTCGTTGTGCCTCATTCAGTATTGCTCTCGCAAGGACGGTAGCAGTAGTCGTACCATCGCCTGCACTTGTGTTTGTTTCGTTTGCTGCCTGACGGATAACCTGTGCGCCAGCGTTCTCAAACTCATCGTCCAACTGGACAAACTGAGCGACCGTCACACCATCCTTTGTTGCGAAGGCAGACTTGTCGTGCTCCTTTAGAAGTACAGTTCGACCCTTTGGACCGAGAGTAGAGGAAACATAATCAGCAAGAGTGTTTGCCCCATTTAAAATCTTCTGTCGCAACTCTTCGTTGTTTGCGAATACCATTTTGTTTGTCATTTTAACCTCGTGAAATAATGAAAACTTCGTTCGATTTCTTACTCTTGTTCATTCCATACGCCCATTCGGCAGGGAGTATCTCATAGTCAGAGTAGTGTTTGCGAATAAACTCACAATCGTTATAACATAATAACCAGTTCTGGCGATTTGTCAAGAGATAATGTAACATTTCGTGATCAAATCCATCATGCATATCTCCGTTCTTCCCGTAGAGCTTGCTCTTGGCTTCCAAAAAGTAAGGGGGGTCAAGATATAGGAACTTATTTTGGTGCTGCTGTATGGACTCCTCAAAGCCTAGAAACCCTACTTTTAGATTGGGTGCGTCAAAATTCTCAAGCCTTTTGATGCTGTTCTCGTTGAAGCGACCTTCGGCAGCTTGTTTGGAGTATCCGCCCGATAGTGTTGCGCCTGAGAACGAAGAACGATTGATTGCAAAGTAAGCAGCAGCCGCAACATAAGATTGTGCGTGGTTGCTGTCGTATGACTTTAGGAGTTCGCGCAGAGTCTTGAACCCGATCTTGTCCATTGGGTGTAGTCTGCGGACTTCTTCAACCAACTTCTCTCGGTCTGTGAGCAGGCAGTTCCAAAAGTTATAGAGAGGATAGAACGCATCGTAAGCGTATACCTTTCTATCTTCGGCGAGCACCAACTCTAGAGAACCACCGCCCAAAAACGGGGAACAAATGTCGCCCTCTGGAATGTGGGGGATTAGGTGCTTTATTGCGCGTGTTTTGCCACCGGGATAACGTAGTGGTGATTTCAAGCTCCCTCCATTGGTGTTTTTTCGTCTGGTGGTGCAAAGTCAACAAACTCTACATCATCTTTTAATGCTGCTTCGTAAAGAGGTCTCATATTTATCTCTCCACCTTCTTCATCAGTTTTAAGTGCGTCAAGGAATCTAACTATTTGTAATCTGTCATAAATTTGTTGAAGGTTGGCCTTGACAAGCTCGCCGTTTATTTCAGTTTCTTCTGCTGCCGAGTCAACCTGAGCGGACTGATCTGATGAGACCGGTGGCTGGGCGGTGCCGGTAGTGTCGGTTATCGGAACACCCGCTAAAGCAGTCCCTAAAGCGGCACCAGCGAAAGCCTTTCCAATATTTTTAAGAGCTTCTTCGTTAATGCTTTCGTTTTGAACTGGTCTATTTAAGATTTCGCCTCTAATCGCGCCGCCACGTTTACCGCCACGATCACTTACCCTGATAGAAATCCTATCTTTGTAAGAATTTACATAGCCCACAACATCGATTGGCTTTCTTGGGTTTCCAGCAATGAATGGAGCATTATTGCTCCAAATTAAAATTTTATTAGCAGTTCCATCTCCGCCACCAAATTTTACTGCACCAGAGTAGCCCTCTATTGCAAAGGCTTTTTTAAATGCATCTTCATTAATACTTAAGTTTTTAATAATTTTGCCAAAAAGCTGTTCTTTGAATTGCTTAAAGACTTCTGCTTTATCTTTTCTGCTGGCTGCCTTTATGTCTCCAAAGTTTTCAGAAGCAAAGTTATCTTTAATCATTGCGGGAACTTCGTTTAGTGCTTTTTGCACCGCAGCGCCAATTTGTTTTTGACCAACAGAATTTATCAAAGCGATGTGCCAAAGTGCGGCGGATTCAGCGCCTTGTGCTGAAGCGAACTGAGAACCTCCTGCTTTTTTTACAGAGTATTTCTCATTTTTATCTTTAGTGCCAATTAAATCAGTTTTGGGCGTGCCGCTTGAAACACCATAACTAGCATAAAGTCCTTTCGCTGGTAACTTTTGAGTTTCAAGTTTGGCTAATGGAGCGCCGGGAAATGCTGCTGCACCCTTATAGGAATTAACACGGCTTTCAAAGGCTGGAAGCACTTTGGCTTTATCATAACCACTTGCTTTGGAGATAACTTCCTCCATTTTTTCTGCCTCATTGCCATAGCGTCCGGTGGGCTTGAGAACATACTTAAAATTTATCCCGGCGCCGTCTTTTGTCTTATGCCCGATAATAGTAGAGCCATCGCTAGAATAAATTGGTATTGCGCCTTCAAGTTTGTTACCAATCTCTAATGCTAAGCGCTGGCGATCTGGGCTTTCTATTCTATAGGTGATTCTGTTATTTAATTCCATACCTTTGCTGTTTTTATCTTTTACTTCCTCGGCAATTTCTACGCCGTTTGCCTTTAGTACCTTTCGCACAAAATTATGCGGACTATCACTCTGCTCTTCCAAAACCTCCTCGATCATTTCGAGAAGCATTAACAAATTACCAGACATAACTGCTCCTTACATTATCTCGTCGGCAAGACCATACTTAACTGCCTCTTCGGCAGAGAGATAGATGTTTACCTTTTCATTAAGTAGTTTCTCCAACTTCTTGCGGGTGAACTTGGTGTTCTCAACCATAGCGGAGATGTAGTCATCCTGTAACTGCTGGATAGCCTCAAGTTCGTTTGCAAGCACGGGCAGGGTGCCAAAGTTACCGGCTGCTACGTTGTGAATCATCACGCGGCAACTCTTACCAATCTTACGCTTACCCTTGGTTCCTGCTGCGAGGAGTAGAGTTCCGGCGGACATAACCTTACCAACACCAATGGTGTGGATTTCGGTCTCTTCCATGACTCTCTGCATAACATCATACATCGCAAACATATCGTCAGCGGAGCCGCCATAAGTGTTAATGTAAAACTCAACGGGCTTCTTTTCCTTGCCCTCGGGAAGAAGGCGGTTCATCTCGTTTAAGTAAAGTAGGGCTTGGGTAAGCTCTGCGATCTTTTCATCTTCGACTGAAGAATAAAGACCGATGACGCGAAGGTCCGGTTCCTTGGGTATATCACCGCCGCCAAGTAGCTGTTCTAGACTAATAGTCTTTGGCTCTGTCTTCGATGTCTCTTCTGCTTGCTTAGATGCAGTCTCTGCTGCGGGTCGAGGTAGGATTGTTTCAATAATCTTGCCGATAATCTTTCGCATCATTTGTTTTTCTCCTTTGAAAACATTATTGCTGTAAACTTGTTGTTGTTTAGGAATCTTTGTGAGCCTCTCCAGTCGCCAAACTCTAGTAGCTGCTTAAAAGACTCAGGATGGACCTGAAGTAAGTAGGCAATAGAATTATCTTTGTAAGTCTCAATTGCCTTATTGTGATCTAACTTGAGGCTTTCATACTCTTGATGCCCATAAGACTTATCATTCTTTCTAAGGGCTTCAAGTTTGTTTGTGTGTGCGTAGTATAAATATTCTAACCCCTTATTGATAATTGTCAAGTAGAAAACATATGCCATCTTTACAATCGAGGCTGCAAGCCTCGTTGATCTCAAGAAATATGTTGCAGAACAAATAATCCATCCTAGCAAGAATGAACACCCACCAATCAAAATTATCGTTACAATTTCCATTGTCTCTCCAAATGAAATAACCACCTAGGCATGGTTACCTAGATGGTTATTATAACGGCTCAGGAGATTTCTGTCAAGCTATTATTTTGAAGCCAAGCGACGGAAGATGCGTTCAGCTAGCTTGTTCGCTACATCTTCCTGCTTCTTCTCACGGAGTAGGCGGGCAGCAACGCGGCGAGCGACTTCTTGTACAATATCTTCGTCACTTTCCATCATTGGTTCATCTGCGTCATCATCCATACCCATTGGGGCTTCGGGAGCGGCATCAGCCTCTAGATCACCACCTTCATCGGCGTCAACATCACCCCTCATATCCATCTCATCATCGCCACCAACTTCTACGTCAGCATCAAGACCGAGTAGGTCAGCGAGCTTATCAACGATATCTGCAAACTGCTCTTCTTTTCCGCCGTCAGCAGCCATAGCAGCATCATCGTCCATGCCCATGCCTGCGGGTTCACCCATTTCGGCGTCCATTTCCATTTCTGCGCCACCTTCGGGGACGCCCATATCCATTTCCATCTCGTCATCCTGCTCTGCAAGGTCTTCATCTTTCTCGTCGTCCTTGCCGGGCATCATGGAGCCATAGGCTTCTTCCATCTTCTCATCATGATCGTCGTCCTTGGCAGACGGCTTGGAGTCCCGAATGGCTTCATCAAGATCTTCATCTTCTTCTTCACGAATAGCCTTCTTCTTCTTGCGCATTTCGTCAAGGTCATCGTCGTCGTCGCGCTTGCCGACTGGTAGTTCGCCACCCATTTCCTGTAGTGGCTTAATGTTCGCTAGCTTCATGAACTGGCGAATCTCTGCTTCTGTCAATAGTGTTTTACGAGCCATAGTTTTAAATCTCCTTTAAAAACTCAAAATAAATAGTCAACGTCACCCGAACTTGCCAATAATTCTTGACCTTCGGGTAACCTTTTCTTCAACTTAACTAGTGCTTTATCTTGTATTTGCTTTATTCGAGCAAATGACAAGCCTTCTCTTTTTGCGATCTCACGTAGAGATAGTGGACCATTTTGATAAATTGCAATCATTGTGCAATTGTGGTCTTCTTCATAATCAATGTGGTATCTACAACCACTCGCAGCGCAACATTCTTTATCTTTTAAACATTGCTGGGCGCATATCATTAGGTTTTCTTTTTTCATAAGTCTGGAAACTCCTCTGCTATTAAATCAAATAGCTTTTGTTTGTCTGAATCATCGAGGAGCCCAAAGTCTTCTAATACTTCTCGACCCTTCTTTCTTAACTTCAGTGACTTCTTAAACCTGTTCTTGGATAGCTTCTTGTGTTCAATCGCGTAATCATCCAAAAAAGCTATAATGTTTGGGTCTTCCTGAAGCACGCCATCTATGACAGCGCGAAAAAACTGAGACGCAGCGAGATTGCTATGCCTCAGCCTTATCAATAGTCTTGCATGGTCGTCGTCATAAACCCAAAAACGAATAGACTTTGTGTCTTCTCCGTAGTTTGGCTCATCAGACATTACCACTGCCTCGTTTGAATGTGCGTCTTGCTCTCGCCAAGACCTGCTGGAGTCTGTCGGACAAAGTTAGCCTTGGCTTGTAGTTCTGTAATGGTCCGAGCGCCAGTGTATGATAACCCAGAGCGAATACCTCGCTCCAAATCGCCAAGAATATTACGAACCTTGCCACGATAAGGAACAGTGCTGGAGACACCCTCAAACGACGAGTATCGCCCTCTCCAATCCATCTGTGCTTCCTTTGAAGCCATGCCACGATAGGTCTTGTATTTCATGCCAGTCGCGTCTGTAAAGACTTCTCCGGGCGTTTCTTTGGTGCCTGCAAGCAAGGAGCCCAACATAACGGCGTCCGCTCCTGCGGCAAGCGCCTTCACAATATCACCAGAGTTGCGTATGCCGCCGTCTGCAATGATAGTAACATTGCGGTCTGTGCGAGAACAATCGATGATGGTTTGCAAGCCGGGGTGTCCGTGTCCCGTCTGAACGCGGGTAGAACAAATAGAACCGCCACCAATGTTACAGCGAACCGAATCGGCACCCCAATCTGCTAGATCATTAATTCCTTGTAGGGTCGCAACATTGCCAGCCATAATATGAAAGTCAGGCGGTAGCTCTTGACGAAGGATATCAAGTGCTTCCTTCATCTTTATATGGTGTCCATGCGCAACATCTACACAAACAAAATCAGCGCCTGCTTCTAGAGATAAGTTTGCTCTCTTGACATAATTGTTGTCAATGCCGATCGCAAAGCCAATATTACTGGCACCACCACATTTGGCTCGCCTGACAATCTCTGCTTGCTCCTGTGCTGTGTTGTATCTGTGTATGATTGCGGAGCCGCCTTCTTCCGATATAGCTCTCGCCATAAAGTTTTCAGATATTGTGTCCATTGGGGACGCAAAGATCGGTAACTCCAACTTTAATCCGTTCCCCATGTAGGATGAGATATCCACCTCAGTTCGACTGCGAATGTCAGAATACTGCGGGAGTAACAGTACATCATCGTATGTTAGTGCTGTTTCCATGTTATCCTCTGTTGTCATCAATGAACTTTCGGATTGCTACCGGATGAAACCACATTTCCTTGTGCGGCTTCGCCGGGTCATCCATGAAGCGTATCCGGGGGTGAAGCCCCCCGGTGCGAACATGGCAGATTGAGGGCACGCCCGAAAAGCCGTACTTTTTTTCCAGCCCCCCACCTTCTTCCATGTTGAAAGCATAAAAGTGCATGCCTTCGTATTCGTCGGAAATGTCTACGAACTCGGACTTGAGTGCGTGACATAAGTGGCAGTTTGAGCCATATAACTTAATTACCACTTCATGTTCGCCGTCAACTTTTCCACCTAGAATTTGTTCTAGGTTGCGACGGTTGATTCTACTTACTGCCATCTTCTATCCTCTCGATAAGTCGATCGAGATACCAACGAGCTTTCTTTAGGTCTTCGACCGGATTAGCCTTATGTTGGTGCCTCGCTACATACTTTACCACGTTGCCTGCGTTGAAGTCAAGTCCCCAATCCTCAATCGCGTCAATTACTTCAATATTTCCGCTATTATAATGTGAGGGGTGGTTTACGGCTTCTCGGTGCGCAATGCCTTCAAGCCCATCAAGATTCTTGTTGTTGTACATCTTGAATGGGTCGGCTTTCGTCGTGCTCATTAATTACCTCTTGTGCTTTTTGAATACAATCTGGACAAAATAGGGAGACCCGTGTTGGGTTTTCTCTTACAACTACGCGCCATGTGGCGGCATGCTCTTTTGATTTGGGGTCAAATGCGGCTTCACACGCTGAACATGCGTCTGGTCTGTGGCTAAAGCTGGAAATTTTTTGGGCGAGTTTCTCGTTGCCTTTGTTCTTCTTCTTGAGCCGCCGTCGTTGTGCCCTATTCATAATAGTTTCTCGTGATTACTATACATCAAATGGACTTTTTTCTTACTTATTCTAAAAGCTGTTCCCCGATCTCTAAGTTTGTTTGTTTGCGGTCTAAACCACATTCTCGGTTCTACAACAAGAACTCCATCTTCGATTAGTTTTCGCAAACTCTTGGGGCATGGATTAGAATAAAAGTCAGCTTCGTGATAATGAAAGTGCTCTGAAGCGCCCTTTCCTTCCGTCTTCGCGGCGATGACTGCCATTTTGTTAAGTTTCTGTTCTTGGCGAAAAGACAACATAAGAAGAGGCCACTTAGCCAAAACACAATTCATTTTTTGCGAATGAAGACATAGTGTGTCGCCATAAACAAGGTCGTTTTGTATTTTTAAAGTAAGTCCACGGCTGTTGACAGCCCCATATTTTACAGTGCAGTAAAAATTAAAACGTTGTTCATTTTGGCTCCACTCTCCATGAGTTGTTATAAATTGTCTAGGCTTCACAAGCCAAATAGGTGCTTGCGTAAAACTTGAAAGTTTTGAACTATTTGAAATATCTCTCTTTGCTTTTAGTTCAATATCTCCAAAATCTGCGCCGCAGTCATTGTTTTCATCAAGTCCCAGAACTGTCTCTAAAGTATAGCCTACTCCAGTATTTCCTTTTCTCAAGGTTTTAATGAATCCGCGTTGTTTGATTTCAATAAGTTTATTTCTAAGTTCATCAAGGTGATTCATTTTCGCTCCATGCCGGTAATTCTCGGTGCGCTAAAAGATGACTGTCGAAACACTACCACTGCTGATGGAAATGGTGCGGAGTTCGTCTCGTCACCAAACTTGATGCGTCCTCGGACAAAACGAATCTCGTCTGCTTTCATCACGTAGTCGTGCCAATACTTGGTATCGGTGCGAGCAGGAATGAGCATCACAACTGTCGTATTATCTTTTTGCCCTTCTTCGTAGCCCTTCTTAATCCAATCCTTTAGTCCTCGACCATAAGGTGGGTTCAGGAAGACCCGATTACCAGACCAATCCTGAGCAAGTGAATCATCTGCTTCGGTGTAATGGTTGGCAACCTTGTAATTGTCAGCCGAGGCGGCGGCATCCAAGGTAAATGGACCAAAGACGCCGTTCAGCTTATCAAAGAAGGATTGGGGTGTAGCCCAGTCATTTGACTTTGAACTAAACATTAGTTTTGTTGTGCTCTTATCCACCTGTGCTCCCCAAGGCTCCATCGCCCCTATCTGAGATAGTGATTGACTGACGATATAACTCCTCACCAACAAGCTGTGGGCGGAAGGTGACAACAGGGACCATCACAAGCTGTGCAATCTTGTCCCCATATCGCACTGTCTGGGACCTATCACCGACATTGTGTAGGTTGATGAACACCTCACCATCATAGCCAGAGTCAATAACGTGTGCTCCGACCATTAGTCCGCGCTTTGCTGCAATGCTTGAGCGATTCATCACTTGAAGCATATAGCCGTGAGGAATCCCAAACTTTAGACCAGTCGGAATAATCGCAGATTCGCGTGGCTCGATTACAATTGGGTCTTTCACATTAGCATACACGTCTAGCCCAGCATCAGATGGGTTGGAACGTGTAGGCACCTTCACATATTCATCAAGTCGCTGATACTCGATAATCATTCTGCCTCCGGGTCTTCGCCAGAGATAGCCTTGTAGTTATCGTAAACATCATCAATGTTTACCTTGCCCTTGAACAGACGGTAAGCCTTCACAGCCGCACGGATCTCGTCGGTGTTAAGCCAGCCCTGCTCTCGGTACTCGGTGCGTAGCTCTCGCTTTTGCTCCTTGTAGGGCTCCATAGCTTCTTCGATTGCCACGAGTGAACGAATGTATTCCAGAACGTAGCGCTTCTTCTCTTCGGTTGATGTAGACATAATGTCCTCCTTGGTTCTCTTGTAATGTAACGGGTTAGGCTGCTGCTGTCAAGCGAGTGGGTGCTGAAAATCAAAGCTTCTCGTATCGCGCCCAGCCGCCGGAAAGTAGTAGCTTATTTTTTTCACTATCTGTCTGTGGCATAAAATAAATTTCATCAAAAGTCTTTTTCTTTGTCCACTTATTCCAGCGGCTTGCTTGATCACAAACATCTTGTCGATTTTTGGATACATTGGCTACTGATGAGTTGTTGAGAGAGCCAACGATTATGATCTTATCAGCATTCCTCATGTTCTTCATCTTAGTGGCATTGCTTGGAAGACCAGCAGCAATTTCTGCTGAATTTGCAAAGAAATAAATACCATAAGATACACCTCGCTTTTCTACTAGGGAACCAGAAAGCTTTTTTTCTAGTTCATCATAGGTAATGCCGTATGGGTTGTGGGCGCACCAGTATTCTGCAATTTTCTGCTTTGGATAGTTAGTAAAGCTAACAGCCGCAGCAGAAGAGCCGCTTGAAGCGAGGGCATTCCAGATGGCTTTAAACTTTCGTCCTCCCCAAAAAGGTGTATTCTTTTTCATGAAAACACGACAGCGATCATACTTTTTCTTATCATCGAGCTTGTGGTAGGGGACCTTATATCCCTTATCCAGTCCACCAAGAGTAATGTACTCAATGAGTAGGTTTACCATTTCCTCTTTGGTTGCTGGGGCGTGGGGTGTCTTGTTTCCATTCTCTCTCATCTGAATAGCTGTTTTTTCGGCAGGAGTACCATTAAATATCCAAGCCCAAATTCCGGGCACAGTATCACCATCAAATTCAGGATGGTTGTTGATCTTGAAACCCTTATCGTAGGCTTCGCTGGTGCTCCACACACGATGAAAGCCATAAACTTTTGAAAACGCCCCAATTGCCTTATCCCATTCAAGACAAATTGGCTCTTTCTGTCCGACACTATCTGTAACTAGACTATCTAGAATCTGCTGAACGTTTGTAGTCTGTGTCCCAGAGGCACGACCGGGATTATGTTCCATATCACAAATCTCTGACAGGGGTATGAAATAACATGTTGCGATAGAGTCCTTAACAGGACAGTGCATCTTCGTAGAAGTGTAGTTTGCCAAACTAACACTTCTTGATTGCTTCTTGCTGTTTAATTTATGTACGTTATACATTTTTTCTCCGTTGATGTTTATAATATAATAGATTATGCTGCTGCTGTCAAGCGCTCAGCGTCGTTTTTCTTGAGCTTGAACAAGGCAAGCTCCTTAGCCTTCGCCTCAATCATAACGTCGAGGTCGTAGCCGTAGTCATCGACGGGACCGTTGACGTAATCAGAGTGTGCGTGGGGACGAATCTTGGCGTCCTTCTTCTCTTCTGCACGAGACTCAGAGTAATGGACTACCGGCTTGATGTCGCCCCAAGTCGAGATAGCCAATTCCAGAGCTTGCTTCTCTGTAAGACCCCCAGTACAGAAGGTATGATGATGATAATCAAAAACGATAGGAATACCAGTACGATGATACAATCCTTCATAAAGTTCTTTAGTCGAGTATAGGCTCTGGCGATCATCGTTCTCTACCGTTAGTCTGGAAGTAATCGACTCTGGGAGTCGCTCAAAGTTCCTTACAAAAGTATCTAGTGCAACCGGCTTGTTTCCGTATGCTGCACCAACATGAATGTTGATCTTTGCGTAGTGATTGCGAGGTAGTCCAAGCATATCAAACAATTCACCATGAATCTCCAAGTCTCTCTTTGTGTTTTCAAACACACGCTCCTTCGGAGAAGCCAACTTGTTGAATGGACCGGGGTGCGAAGTCAAACGAATGCCATGCTTCTTGGCATAGTTGCCTGCTGCCTCGCACGCATCCCAGATTGCCTCATAGTCGGGCATATCACAGAGTTGATATTCTGATGCCCAAGGGAAAACGTTGGAGGACAGACGGAAGAAATGGATCCCGTGCTCTACATTCCATTCAAGGATTTTCTGGAGATCAAGTATGTTCAGGAGAGACAAGGAGGACGCATACTCGATCCCCTTCTCTTGAAAAGTCCTCTTGATCATGGAGCGATTAGTGGTGATTCTATCATTCTTGTGACCACCATAATCCTGCGGGTTTGACAACTGCATGTTGATGCAGGCGTATCCATAGTTCTTCGGCATCTGTCCTCCAACGACAAGTATAATATAGCCTGTCAGGCGGCTGCTGTCAAGGGATTTTCTTCGTAAATCGTCCGTGGGTTGTCAGAAAAATAAATCTTGTCAACACCCAGCCTTGTGTTAAATTGCTCTTGCAGAAAAGCGCGGAATGCCGGCTCACTTTCAACATAGGCATCGGTTGTTCCCCACGCACCAACTTCACGCAAAACATCAACCTTGTTTACCACAAGTCGATTGACACCATTCATGCCGATGGCACGTTGGACCTCCTTCACATTTATCCAGTTGCACTGCCTGACGCGACCTGTAGTAGCCCCAAATTCTTGTCCGACCTCTTGGATGCGATCAAAAACCTCGACAACTGGCTGAAACTTACGCTTTCCAACATAAGTCTCATATGCCTTGATAATGCCCCAAACATTACGAATGGAGCGAGGGCTGATGCCATTTTGGATGGCGGCAGCCGTGCCGGTATGAGAAGACGTGACAAACGGATAGTCACCCCAATCGGGGTCAAGCCAAAAGCCCTGTGCCCCTTCCATTAGGATAACCGTGTCGCCTGATAGTTCTTCGTAAATATCTACTAGATAAGGCTTAAAGTTAAGTACATCACAGGCGCGGACGCCAGTACGACCATACTTATCACGATAAGCGGGTCCATTACCGGTTCTAGTTGTTCCAATCTTCTCGTCAATGCCGTCTTCGGCTTTGTGTTGTTCGGTGATAACATGAGCATTTTTTGCAATCCTTAGATGTTGTCTCACGGAGATTCCGTGGGATTCTAAGTAGTCTATCTCTTCTTCTAACTTCATCGGATCGATGACACAACCATTGCCAATTACTGATGTAACTCCGAAAAACACCCCTGCTGGGATATGATGGGTCACAAACTTTTTTCCATTATGGAAGATCGTGTGGCCTGCATTGCAGCCGCCATTAAAACGAACACAATGAGTATATCCTCCATTCTTTAGCAAGTGGTGGGTAACCTTTCCTTTACCCTCGTCTCCGTGCTGGAGACCAATAACAACGTCGGTAATCAAGTTTCCTCCTTAGTCTTGGACTTGTACCAGTATCGTAACATGGGAAGCGAACTAATGCAAGCAAAAACTGCAGTCCATTCGCCGTGACAATTCATGAGATGTTCCATTATAACCTCTAAATCTGGAAAATTTGCCTCAAAAAATTTTTAACGAGCTTGGCTTTTTCATCTTCGGCTTCACACTCAGAGAAAATATAGTTATAGGTGTGTTTCTGAGTATTTATTTCTTGGTCAAGCTGTTTTATTCTAGCTTTCATCCATCGAGTTTGCTGTTTGAAATTCTTAGGGATTCTTATGTTGAATCTTTCTGACATTTCAAGCAGCAGAAAGTAATCTCCCTTATCAAGCGCCTCCTTGGCGTCCTTGAACATAGATAATCTAACCTCTCGCTCCTCTGCTGTCAAGCCACTAGCGCGATCGGGATGCAAATTCAATGCAAGCTTCTTGAAAAGATCTTTAAAAGTTTTATGCATCTCGTCTTTATCTTTAGATTCAATATCAATTTCTTCAACAATTGGTGCGTCCTCCATTACTTGGTTAGTTATATGTGAGAGCGCCTGCTCTTGTTTTTCTTCTATCTGCTTCACTTCCTCAGATTCTTTAGCTTGCTGGGCAGCCTGTGTTGCTTTTTTTTCGTTTAATGATCTTAGATCTATTCCGTTATCAGCACAATATCTTTCCATGAACATTTGAAAATCTACGCCATGGTCGTCGCATATCTCTTTCACTAGTTGCAACTCTTCATGCTTAAACTTAATCTCATTTAAGGCACGCTTCCATTTTACAAGATCTCTAGCTCTCATGAGAAAACCCCCTAACTTAAATAGTTAGGGGGCAGTTGCTATCCTTTTCCTTGACCTCGATACTTCTTCTTGTAGCCCTTGTTTCCACCATGTGGACCCGGTTGCTTGTGCTTTGTTAGTGGGCTCCTGCCAATACTTGTCTTTTTCTTAGGTGCGGTCTTTTGTGGTGTCTTGTTCTTAGCCATGCTTACCTCCTTTTGTTTTAGCTCAGCATTCTAAAGTTTCTGTACAGCGACCTAGTGGAGAAGCCCCACTTCGGGTCGTATTGTAGTCGCGACATATACGGACGATTGATATGAATCCTGTCCTTCTTGGGATCAATACCCCAACATCTAATCTTCTCTGTCTCGTTATTGGAATCAATCACTTCTAGAATCCAATACTCCTTGCCCTTCTTTGTCTTCTTCGGTGTGACCTTGCGTGGAATAAACCAGCAAATCTGCAACCCCTCGTCAAACTCCGAGATAGGTGGAATAAACTTTTCCTTGAGCTTCTCGATAGTTTCTACGCTGATAACCAAATTCATTGGGAACACACCAGTGAGGTCTGTCTTGAACTGGATAATTTCTTCCTCGGAGAAATCGCCTTCCGGGCGATATAACTCGATATTCTCGTGAAACTTCTTCTTGGTCTTCGGGCGCTCAACAACTGATGCACACCAGAAATGCTTACGACCAGTGAACCTATCATCAATTAGAGAATCCATGGCTCCAGCCCTACAAAGAGCATCGAGAGCCTTCTTGTTTAGTTTAGCATATTTTACTTCTTCTCGGAACAAAAGATCCTCAATGTCCATAAAGGGTCTATTTTCGAGAATCTGAATCATGGCTGACTCACCAAAGCCCTTGATACTTGTGAGGGGTTGGATAAGAGTTCTGCCATCTTCACCAATCTCCCAAGTCCTACCAGATGTATTCACATCAACGGGCGCGATGGCATAACCAAGAGACTTCGCGATATTGATTGCGTTTTCTTTCTTGCTCTCGGGCTCCTTATCGAGGAAAGCAGCAAGCCACTCTGCCTCAAAGTAAGTCAGGAGCCAAGCACACTGATAAGAAATGATAGAGTAGGAAACAGCGTGGGACTTGTTGAAGCCATAACCAGAGAAGTATTCAAACTTTT